TGGGGCAATATGGGCCGCACCTTCGTGCGCGCCGCACTCAACAGCGCGCGCAACATCCACCCCGGCGACAACAGCCCACAAGCCCAGGCCGCGCGGCGCATCAGCGGCTTTGGCGATCTCGATGGCCAGGAGTTCGCCGCCCGCATCGACATCGAGAAAGATGGCCGGGGCGAGGACAAGAACACCATCAAGTCGGTGATCGAGCCCGATCACAAGGACTACGCCTTGGTCATGGGGGTGGCTGCGAAGGGCAATCCCGGCGGCAACTCCGGTGCGCCGGCAGCGCTCGCGGCACCCAGCTACACCCCGCCCGCAACGGCAGCGCGCCCCGCATCCTCCAGCGTCCCAAGCGGCAAGCCCACTTGGGCGCAGTAAGGCAGGGCGTGACGATGATGAGCACACCCATTCTCACGACCCGCCACTGCGGCGTGCGGCGCTTTGGCGATCTGCAAGGCGAGGTGATCTTAGACACCCGCTGCGCCACAGCCTTTGGCTGCCAGCCGCTGCAGATGACCCCCTTCATCGGTGCGCTGGAGGGAGGGCAATGAATGGCCGGTCAATGCTGGGCTTGCAAGCGGCAGGCCCGTGGCCTTGGCCACAGCGACAACCGCTTCCGGGTGGGCCAACCCCGCCGCTATCCGCTGGACTGGGTCTTTTGCAGCCGCCGCTGCCAGGACGCGTTCCATGCGCTCTACAGCCAGTGGCTGCGAACCGACCCCCGGCAGGAGGACGTGCTCATGCTTGACCCGACCGAATTCGAGCGCGCAGCCATGCGCGCCTGCCTAAAGTGCTTCGGCCAGGCGGCCGGCGAGATCGGCTTTGACAAACCGCTGGGGCACTACAGCGAGGCCGAGGCCTTGCAGGTGATCGAGGCGATTGTGACTGGCTGGACGCAGGCCATGGCGGCGCACCACCAACAGGCGAAATACCCGCCCGTGCGCGGGCTCGTGCCCTACGAGACGCAGGCACCACAGCCGGTGGCCAAGCTGGCACCGACGCCGGCACCGACCGCCTTCGATCCGGCCCATCCCTTCGCTGATCTGGAGGACGACCTGCCCTGGGAGACCGGGGAGCCGCTGGAGGCCAAGAGCACCACGCGTGGGAGGGCCCAGTGATGCTGGACTTCAATCATCGCCCCGCCTTCCACGAGCGGGTGACGGGCTTCATCGACACGGCGCTGAATATTGAGCGTGCCGGGCAGACCCCGCGCGATTACCTCGGTGCCTCCCGACTGGGTGTGGCTTGCGAACGGGCGCTGCAGTACGAGTACGCCGGTGCGCCGGTCGACCCCGGCCGGGGTTTCTCAGGTCGCATCCTGCGGGTGTTCGAGGTCGGCCATGCGCTGGAGGACCTGGCCGTGCGCTGGCTGCGCATGGCGGGCTTCGATCTGCACAACCAGAAGGCCAACGGCGGCCAGTTCGGCTTCTCGGTGGCCGGCGGCCGGATCAAGGGCCACGTTGACGGGATCATCACGGCGGCACCGCCAGAGCTGAGCCTGTCGTTCCCGATGCTCTTCGAGTGCAAGACCATGGCCGACAAGCACTGGAAGGCCTGCGCCAAGTCCGGTGTGGCAGTCACCAAGCCAGTCTATGCCGCGCAGATGGCCACTTACCAGGCCTACATGGAAGGCACGGTCGAAGGCATCAGCCGCAACCCGGCGCTCTTCACCGCCATCAACAAGGACACGCAGGAGCTCTGGTTTGAACTGGTGCCCTTTGATGCGGCGCTGGCGCAAAAGATGTCCGACCGCGCGGTGCGGGTGATTCAGGCGACGCAAGCCGGCGAGCTCTTGCCACGCGCCTTCGCCGAGGCCAGCCACTTCGAGTGCAAGTTCTGCAGCTATGCCGAGCGCTGCTGGGGAGGGGTGCAATGAGCACCATTCTCCATCTTCAGTGCAGCGCGGCGAGTGCGGCCTCGGGTGCTTTGTCCAGAACTTTGAGCAGCGCTTTGGCTGCACCCGTTGGGCTGCGCTTGCCCTGTTCCCAGTTGCGTATGGTGTCAATCGAGACGTCAATGCACTTTGAGAACTCGGCTTGGCTTAGGCCCAGGCGCCGGCGCACTCGCCGTGCATACCTGGCGGCATCTTGCATGGCCTGGGCTTCATCTTCTGCGATATGCCGTGCGATGTCCTCTTCGGTGGTGGCATCGACTCGGGCCTCGTCAATACGCCCCAAAGTTGGGAATGCAGGGTCGGCCGGATCAATCTTCATGCGCACGGTCTTCATAGCGGCTGATCTCCCGTTGATTGGCCTTGTGGGCCGAAATGATGCGAATGGCACCGTCACGAGGTGTGTATGCGAGCACATACAGACGCCCCTTGATCCGGCCGGTCAGCCGAAAGCGCTCTTCACCATAGTCGCGCCGGTCATCGATTGCGATGATTCGGCTGGGGTCAAAGAAGGCCTTGGCGGCATAGGCAAAGTCAAACCCCCGCTTTTGCAAGCAGGCGTCGCTCTTGCTCTCATCCCACTCGAAATTCATGGGGCAAGTATAGTTCATTGGGCTACTTGCGGCAACTGGGGAGGTGCGTCATGAGCGCCGCTCCCAAACGCAGCCCCGCACGCAAGCCCTACCGCATCGAGTGGGTAGAGCGCTGGACGCCGCCCAAACCCCTGGTTGGGCTGCAGGCCCTCGAGAAGGTATTGAACCGCCACACCTTCTTGGTATGCCCGGAGTCCCGGCTGGTGGTGGCGGTGCTCGCCCGCGCCATCCACGACAGCCTGAGTCTTTCCAACCGCCGGATGCGGCGCCAGGCCAGGCGCTTTCTGCTCGGTGACGAACTCGCGCTCTGGTGCGACCTGGTCGGGCTGCATCCGGACTTCGTGCGCCTCGTGGCCAGGAAGGCCGGCTACCTTGCCGATGAGAAGGCGCATTGGCAGAAGGTGCCAGTGAGGGTGCCGATCAAGGCTCCTATGCCGCCGGAACCGATTGAGCCGGTGGCAAGCAGCCAAAGCGCGCCCATGCATGGCATCACCTGCCAGGCCCACAAGCATCCGCCACAGGGAGGGCTGCTCCATGCTTGATTTCAACTCGGTGCCGCCGCAGGCCTTGCCCGCCGGTGGCGATCCCAACGCGCAACGCGACGCCATCCGGGCCGATGTGCTGGCGCGGCTGGAGTCGGTGCTGACGACGCTGCTGCCCGCCGGCAAGAAGCGGGCCCAAAAATACCGGGTCGGCGATGTGCTGGGCAGCCCCGGCGACAGCCTGGAGGTGTCGCTCAAAGGGGAAACGGCCGGCCTGTGGCACGACCACGCCACGGGTGAAGGCGGTGACATCTTCGATCTGATCGCCGCCCACCACGGGCTCGACACCCAGGCGGACTTCGCCCGGGTGCTGGAGATCGCCGGGCAACTGGTCGGGCGAGCCGCAAGCCATCCCCCGAAGCGCAAGAAGGCCCAAGCCCCGGTCGACGAACTCGGGCCGGCCACGGCCAAGTGGGACTACCTGGATGCCGCCGGCAAGCTGATCGCCTGCGTGTATCGCTACGACCCCGCACCGGGCAAGAAGGAGTTCCGCCCCTGGGATGCCAAGCGGCGCAAGATGTCACCGCCCGAGCCGCGCCCGCTCTACAACCAGCCGGGCATCGCATCTGCCGCGCAGGTGATTCTGGTCGAGGGTGAGAAGTGCGCGCAGGCCTTGATCGAGGCAGGGATCACTGCGACCACGGCCATGCATGGGGCCAAGGCACCGGTCGATAAAACCGACTGGTCGCCGCTGTCGGGCAAAGCCGTGCTCATCTGGCCGGATCGGGACAAACCGGGATTTGGCTATGCCGAGGCCGCCGCGCAAGCGCTGCTCATGGCCGGGGCCACCTCCTGCGCGATTTTGCTGCCGCCCGATGCCAAGCCGCAAGGCTGGGATGCAGCGGACGCCTTGGCTGAGGGCTTCGATGCGGCGGGCTTCATGGCCACCGGGCCACGCATCACGGTGCAGCCGGTCGGGGAGCAAGCCGATCCGTCTGACGACACCTGCGCAGCGCACGGTGCGCCGCCCAACAGCGAGGCGACGGTGTGGGGCAGCGAGGATGCGCTGGCGGTGAGCTTCACCCGGCGCTACCAGCGCGACTGGCGCTACATCGCCGCCTGGGGCAAGTGGCTGATGTGGGATGGTCAGCGCTGGCGGGCCGAGGAGACCTTGGCGGCCACCGATCTGATTCGTCAGGTCTGCCGCCACCACGCCATGCGTGCCGACAGCACGAAGCTGGCGGCCAAGCTCGCCGCCAGCAGCACCGTGGGCGGGGTGGAACGTCTGGCCCGCACCGACCGCCACCACGCGGCGACCACCGATGAGTGGGATGCGGATATCTGGCTGATCAACACGCCGGGTGGTGTCGTCGATCTGCGCACCGGGCGGATGCGCCCGCACGACCGTGCCGACCGGATGACCAAGATCGCTTCGGCCACGCAGGTAGCGGGCAGCACCTGCCCGACCTGGATGCGATTTCTGGAGCAGGTCACCGGTGGCGATGCCGAGCTGCAGTCCTACCTGCAGCGAATGTTTGGCTACTGCCTGACCGGGGCGACCAGTGAGCACGCCTTGTTCTTCCTCTACGGCACCGGCGCCAATGGCAAGTCGGTGTTCGTGAACACGCTGTTCACGCTGCTGGGGGACTACGCCGCCAACGCGCCCATGGACACCTTCATGGAAACACGCGGGGATCGCCATCCGACCGATCTGGCGGGGCTGCGGGGTTCTCGCTTCGTCGGCGCGACCGAGACCGAACAGGGTCGGCGCTGGAACGAATCGAAGATCAAGGAGATCACCGGTGGTGACCGGGTGTCCGCGCGCTTCATGCGTCAGGACTTCTTCACCTATGTGCCGCAGTTCAAGCTGGTAATCGCGGGCAACCACAAGCCGGCCATACGCAACATCGACGAGGCCATGCGCCGGCGCCTGCACCTGATCCCCTTCACGATCACCGTGCCCCCGGAAAAGCGCGACAAGCAGTTGCAGACCAAGTTGCTGGCCGAGGCCAATGGGATCTTCAGCTGGGGCGTCGAAGGGTGCCTGGCCTGGCAGCGCGAAGGGCTGCGCCAGCCTCAATCGGTGCTGGATGCGACGGACGAGTACTTCGAGGCGGAAGACGCGCTGGGTCGCTGGCTCGAGGAGCGCTGCGTGCGCCATCCCAATGCCAAGTCGCTGACCGCTGAACTGTTCAGCGACTGGAAGCAATGGGCGGAAGCGGCCGGGGAATTCGTGGGCTCGCAAAAGCGCTTTGCTGATCTGCTGCTCACCCGAGGCCTGGAGAAGTGGCGCAACGGCATGGGACTGCGGGGATTCCAGGGGGTGGGCCTCAAGGAGACCCCGAAGGACCGCTTCACGCCCTATGCCGACAACTGACCAAACCATGAAACGACGCGGTTCTGACGGATCGGACAGACTCACTGATTTACGCCTACACGCGCGTACGCGTGAAGAGGGTAACCGGCAGACCTGTCCGATCCGTCAGACCGCCCAAAACACAGGACTGACGAACATGACGACAACGATTTTGGCCCTTGATCTGGGCTCGCAACTTGGATGGGCCTTGTCTGCCCGTGAC